AGTTTGTTTTGACAACTCACGTCGATAAAGACCATCTGCATAATCACTTGATTTGTGCGCCCATAAGGGGCAGAGTAAATCCGCTTAGCAAGCGGCAGGCGTGAGGTTTCATGCCTGTGGTCAACGGCTAACCTGGATGGGGAAACCCAAAGGGGACAATAGCACGACCGTAACGCTGTGAGTTGGCAAGTTGTCATGCCACGACTGAGCAGCAAGACCAAAGTTCATATGAGGATAAAGCCTACACTGGTTGAACGGCAGTCCGAGGGACATTTGTGGTGGTCGCAGCGGAAGACAGCTATATCCGCTGCGCTGTGCATCTCCGCCAGAAAAGATGACTGGCAGGAGCGAAACCGATGTGCAGCCCGTATGTATCAGCATAAAAGGACGAAAACCGTATCCGACAATGAACACAGCTTTTTACTCTGTTACTAAATGGGGATTGCCTAAGTTGGAATGCTCGCAAGAGCTATGGGTGCAGGCCCTGAAAATCCAATATGGCAACGGAGCCGCCGTAGTAGTCCGAGCGTGTTAATGGCACGCACATGGCGAAGGGCGGCAGTTCATTCGATTCAATGCAAAAGAAAGGAAGGTGCGTGAGGCACTATGAGAAATCCAGAAAATGTATTGAACAGTCTGCAAGAGCATTCAGCTCAATCCGGCTATGTCTATGACAGATTGTACCGCAATCTGTTCAACCGGGAATTTTTCTTACAGGCGTATCAAAATATCTATGCCAGTCAGGGAAACATGACCGCAGGCACAGACGGGAAAACCATTGACGCAATGAGCCTTGAAAGAGTTGACAGGCTTATTGCAGCCCTGAAAGACGAATCTTACCAGCCCAAGCCGTCCAGACGGACATATATTCCCAAAAAGAATGGAAAACTCCGTCCTCTGGGCATCCCGTCCATTGACGACAAGCTGGTACAGGAAGTTGTCCGTATGCTGTTGGAATCCATCTATGAAAACAGCTTTGAGGACACCTCCCACGGCTTTCGACCCAATAAAAGCTGTCACACAGCCTTGAGAATGATTCAAAATCGCTTTACACGGTGCAAATGGTTTGTGGAGGGAGACATTAAAGGCTTCTTTGACAATATCGACCATAATGTCATGATTGGCATCCTCCGCAAGAGAATCAAAGATGAACGCTTCCTGCGCCTTATCCGTAAATTTCTTAATGCGGGATATATGGAAGATAACCAAGTGCATCAAAGCTACAGCGGCACGCCACAGGGCGGCATCATTAGTCCTATTCTCGCCAATATCTATCTCGACCAGTTCGACAAATATATGGCAGAGTTTAAGAAACGGTTTGACCGTGGGAACAAGCGAGCCGTCAATGTGGAATACCGCAAGCTGAGCGATAAGAGAATCCGACTCAAAAGAAAGCTGGCAAAGGCAAAAACTGAGGAAGAAAAGCAGTCCTTACTGGAAAGCATCTGGGAACTGGACAAGGTTCACAAGTCCATCCCCTGTAAAGACCCTATGGACGAAAACTTCCGCAGACTGCAATATGTCCGCTACGCTGATGACTTTCTTATCGGTATCATCGGAGCCAAAGAGGATGCACAGGCTGTGAAACAGGAAATCGGCACATATATCGCCGGACAGTTGAAATTGGAACTGTCGGACGAAAAGACGCTGGTAACCAAAGCGACAGACCGGGCAAAATTCTTAGGATTTGAAATCAGGGTTACACCGCAGAGCAATCACACCAAGAAAACCAAAAGTGGTTCTACGGCCAGAAATTACAGCGGCCATGTCATGCTGGAAGTCCCAACTTCCGCCATTCAGAAGAAGCTGCTGGAACTGGGAGCCATGAGAATCGATGTTCGCAATGGAACAGAGATTTGGCAGCCCACCCATCGCGGAAAACTTGTCGGGCGAACGGACCTGAGTATTCTTGACCAGTACAACGGCGAGATACGAGGATTCTGTAACTATTATGCGATTGCAAACAATCGCTCCAAGCTACACAAGTTCCGCTATATCATGGAGTACAGCTTTTACAAAACTCTGGCCTGTAAATACCGCACAACAAAGCGCAAAATCATTGTTCAGTATCGTATCGGCAAAGACATCGGTGTGAAATTTCAGGACAAACATGGCAAGGAGCGTATTCGACTACTGTGGCAAGGCAGTCTTGCCAGAGACCCCTATCCTCTGGGAAAAGAAGCGGATATTATCCATAAGCCAAAAGGCATTCTGAAGAAGCCCAGTCTTGGCGCACGATTGAAAGCAAATCGGTGTGAATGGTGTGGAAAAGAAACTTCAGTGTTGGTGATGCACCAGGTATGAGTGCAAATCCAACAATCACAGGAAACCTGTTAATTCACACGTTCCACTGTAGATTGAAGTCACATTCCTGGAAGCGATTCTGGGATTATGATACCTTCGTGGTGTAGTCCAGAGAAATCCACCCTGCGCCAGATTTCAGCTTACCCCACTTTGTTGCGCCCTGCCCAGTGCTTTCCTGCACGATGGTATAAACACCACCGTTGCGGATTGAGCCTGCCAGGGCGTAATTCGTACCTGCACCCTTACGAATGTTCAGCACATCGGCTGTAACCTTCACTCTATACGGAGAGAATGCAGGCTTGCTCTCCGCAGGGTACACAGCATTCCCCGAACCATCAAACACCTTGTAGCCGGGACTCTTGTCTGCACAGGCTTTCGCATTCGCCAGGGAAGAGAATGCACCCTTCTGGGAAGCACTATCAGCCCAGGTCTTGCGGACACGGTACAGTGTGGTAGTGCTTGCAGGCTTCTCTTCGGCAGTGCTGCCGCCCAGACGGGCAGTAACCTTTGCCGCCAGGTCACCCATACGGGAATAGAGCCAGTCACCAGGGCAAGACTTGTTTGCAAACCATCTATGTACAGTCAGAACCATCTCATCAGACTTCGGACTGTACGCCAGAGTCTTGTTCTTGTTGCCGAACCAGAGCAGCTTCTTTTTACCGTTGCGTTTGCAAATGTCCACGCAAAGGTTGATGAGGGAAGCATATACAGCGTTCGTCATAGCGTAAGGGTGAGTCTTGTCAGACGCACATTCGATGGTCACGGCACGATGGTCATTCGCAGAACTGGAAGAACACCAGGAGCGGTCTTTCTCTTCCACACACAGAGAGATTCTGCCGTCATAACCGATACCGTAGTTGCAGCTTGCCTGCCGGGAAGGACTGGTGAAGCAACCGCAGATACTCTCCGCAGAAAGCTGACCGACTACACAGTGCGGGGTAATACGGTCAATCGCATGATTGCGGGGACTGTTTTTGTTAGGTGAGATTTTGGTGTAGGACACCAGAGAACTGTTACTCATTTTCATTTCCTCCTTGTCATATCGGGTAAGGTCATACCTCTCAATGACAGCCATAAGGTTGTCCACATATTTCAGAGAGGTTGCATACCCGTCAGCTTTGATATTCTCAAGGTACTGTCTGGGGTCAGTCACACCCTTCAAATTGGAATAGGTAGAAATGTTGGTGAAATCGAAATACCCGATGACACCATCCTCCATGCTTCCAAACTTGCACCATTCCATAGCGGAACTGGTGTAGGTTCCGTCTGGGTTCTGCTCACTGCCTACTTTGTGGTAAACACCCACGCAGGTCTTGCAGCGTCCTTTGCGATACTTCAAGCCAAAGTAGTTATGAGCGTTGACTGCCAGTTCAGACGTACCTTTGTTACTCTCAAGAATCGCCTGGGCAATAATCGGGCTGAACACGCATACATTGTAAGCGGCAGCATATTTCTTAATGTACCCGGCAATACTGTCAATGAACTCCTGGGTAGTCATGTCACACCTCCTTGTACTTCCAATCTGCCAAAATCGCATAACCATCATCGGTTGTAAGCAAGGTAGTCTTACTATCATCGGTTGCGATTGGAGCAGAAAATTTATTCTTGATAAGCATTTCTTCTACAGAATCAAGCCTTATCTCATATTCATCACATCGTTTTGCATTGTCTTTCACTTTATCAAGAAGCCACTTTATGGCTTTTTGAGTCAGAGCGAAGTGTGCCATAAGCCCACCCCCTCTTTACGAGTTCCACATGGTTGCCAGGTCAGTTTCAGAAATATCCGTAATATCCGCAGACTTCACATAAGCAGAGAGGTCAACGTCCGTATTACCGATTTTCTCAAAAGTCTTTGTACTCTCAACCCATACGAACTCATCATAAATGTCACCCGTATCAGAATGACTGTGAGCAACCAGATAAATAACTCCCTTTTTACCAGTGGTCGGCAAGGACTTCACCACCTGTAAATCAATACTGGTTACCCCAGACAGCGCAGAGGTGATTGCGCTCTGAACCTGTGCCGAAGTCTGATAACCTTTAGCGGTAATTGCAGACTCAACCTGTGCCGCTGTGCGGTATCCTTTAGCCGTGATTGCAGACTCAACATTATCTGCGGTCTGATAGCCCTTTGCCGTGATTGCAGACTCAACCTGTGCCGAAGTCTGATACTTGTAGGCTTCAATCTGAGATTTAATACCTGCCGTAGTTGGTACAGTAAGGTCTACGTTTTTAGCAGAATCCGGGGTTACAGCCGTTCCATTCACACTGATACTGGCAATCTTGTTTGGCTCCCCCCCCTGTTTCTTGAGAGTGGCAACATCTGATACCGCATTATCGTAGGTTGATTTCAAAGCGGCGGTTAAGTCATTCGTGGAAAGACCCTTACCCTCAACTTTATCTACCTTAGTTCCCAGTTCAGATTTCACCTTGTTCATCAGCCAGAGTACGCCAGTTCTGCCTAAGTGTTCAAATGCCATGATTTATTCCTCCTTAAATTGAGTTCCACATCTGCTCTAAAACATCCGTGGAAATGTCAACCAGTTCATCTTTACCCACTGCGCCTACATCGTCTGCATTGTACACAGGACGGGTCTGTGACTTTGCCCAATCCGCTACAGTAGGGTCAATCTCTTTCATATCCCCAGAGATGGTTTTACCATTTAAGGAAGGTTTGTTTTTCAAATCTTCATAATCCAGGCTCTCTGGGATTTTCTCTATATCCTTGACCTCCATATTCAATTCTTCTCTATCATCCTCTATGGAAGTCAGTACTACATCGGAAGTTTCAACCGAAAGGGTCATATCACTCATCTGAATCATGTAATCACCTCTTTCAGAAGAACCTCCTTCACTGCAACTCTACCTACGTTTGTAGCAAACGCATTACCTCCGTTCGTAAGTCCTCTCAACTGAACTTCCGCAGTTCCCGGAGAAAATCGCAGTGTTTCCTCTTGAGACAGTAGTACGGATACTGTATGCTCTGTGATTTCAACACCCTCATCACCATTCTGTTTTGTGAGCATTTTTCCAGACTGGGAAAACGTCACATACACAGATTTTAGGTCTGTCAAATCCACCTCATTTACTGTGAGGGTAATAGTTGGTGTGGTTCCTCTTGTCATGTTGCACCTCCTATAATGGAGAGAGGGCGAACCCTCTCTCCCGCTTTAGTTTGCACCGTTGTCAGTATCGGACTTCTTCTTGAGTACTTCGATAGCGGCAGTAATAGCCGGGGGAATATTGATACCCATGAGTCCTGCGTTCTCCACGATAGAGATAGTTTCGTTTGCCACGAATGCAATAACCACAGCGTCACGAATAAAATTAGTACCAGTAATTAAATCCAGGCGGCAGGCAACCAGAACCACCAGAAGGGAAACACCCTTACGGCACAGCCCCTTCCAACCTGCACGGCTCTCAAGCGCACCATTCTCAGTCTTGCCGCTGTTATGGAACACGCCTGCGACAATCAGACCTGTAATATAGTCAATCGCCATGAAGATAACCAGGGTTGCCAGAGCAGCGTCCCAACCGCCAAACAGGGAAGCAATAAAGCTACCCGCAACTCCGATTGCAGTACAAATCCATTCTTTCATAATCTTAGCCCTCCTTGTTGTAATCCTCCCCGGTGATTTCCTTGTACTCTTCCGGGGTAATCCACTTACCTACTGCGTTCCACGCCATCTTTTTAGACCAAATACCCATCTTGTAGAACTTCTTTACCTTCTCATAATTCTTGCTGTGTTCCATGATTTACACCTCCATATCCACGCCAGTCATCATTGCCAGGTACTCAAATTTGCCCATAAGTTCAGCATAGCGCATTTCCTGCTCAGTCTTTTCACGGAAGCAGAGATACCAACCGTCAGCATACTGAACCTGCTGAATCAGTTCAGCGTTGTGCATGACCATCTGAGTGTCACCGTCCACAATCGTAAGAGTGGACAGATTGTCCTCAAACACGGACACATCAACCTCAGTCTTGCTGACATAGTTGTTACCATTCTGCTTGAAGCCCTTGAGTTCAGTTCCGTCAGCTAAAATCAGTTTTACCATAGTAGTGTTCCTCCTTTAATTTCTTGCAAAGGTCTAACATATTTGACCTTTGTAGCTTGCTCATGTAGTGGCAGTGACCATTGAACCATGACCTAAACCAGTCATCGAAATCTTTCTCTGAGAGAATGAGTGCCAGTTTCTTAGCCTTTCTTCTCATACCTGTAAGTCGTTTCGGATGAATCTTGTGAATCACCCGCCCGGTATCGGTAAGCGAATA